TTTACTCTATTTAGTTCGCACCACCAACTATTTCAGAAAATTCTACTCCAGTCCTCACTGCCGTAAAGTTTAACTGAATATAGTTAATTGAACGATTAGGTTTAACATAAATGTCACCAACAAATTCTTGTCTGTCGATAACTCCAGCAGTATTATTAGTAGCATCACAAACTACTCTAAAGTCTGTAATACCTCTTCTGCCTTGAACATCTCTTAAGAATGGGTCAATTAAGTTTCTGAATTGACTTCTTGTAAAGTCATCATTAAACTCAAATAGAGTAAACTTAGAAGCAGTTGAAATTGCTTTCTCAAGAACAATAAACAATCTACGAACATTAATGCGGTCAAACGCACTTGGGTTAGCAAGCATTGTTTTATCACCGAATAGAACAGTTCCTTGTCCTGGGAAAGTAACCACTGGGTTAATTCCTTTCTTATAAAGTTTATCTCTGTCTGCTTTAGATGGGTTATATGCTAAACGAACAGTGTTCTTAACATTTCCTCTATTAAAACCAGCAGGTGAATACCATGGATCTCTAGTAGAGTCAGTTTGAACCATTAAACCAGCAGTATCTGCGTTTAGAGGAACATATCTGTAAACATCGTTATACTTATCGTATTGATATTTCCAACCTGAATCCATTACTGCGTATGAAGAAGAACTTAAACTATCTCTAAATGAGATAACATCATCAGTTTCTTTACCGTCATAACCGTTATTATTTACTACATCTGCCCTTTCAGGAGATAAACAAACAATACAGTCTTTACGATGTTCAGCAATATTAGTAATTAAATGCTCAGCAAGAGTTGCGTCAGCAGAACCACCTAATACTAAAGATACATCTACATCTTCAGCAGATTTGAATTTGTCATAACCACCAATCTTCTGAGCAGAACTTGGTATAGAACCATCTTTACCTCCAGTCATATTATTTGTAACTGGTAAATCATTTCCAGGATAATTAGTTCCTAGACCTGCTTTAACACCACCGTTTCCTAGATTAGTGTTATGTTTACCCCACCATAACCATTGTGATTGGTTATTGATAATTTCTTTATAGTAGTTTCCAGCACCTGTATCTGTTTTAGCATCTTCTGCTTGAGATACATTTTCATATGTTTCTAGAACAGCACCAGCAGTTCCAGTAATTACACCTACTCGATCAGCAACTGCTACATGAATAGCATCACCTTGTGAATTATAGGTGTTAGCAAAAGCAGTTGTAGTAGGAGCACCATTAAAGTTACCAAAGAACTCCCAACGACGAGTTAGGTCTGGTGTATAGTTTGAAACTGTATTTCCTTGATAAGCAGATGTTAGTGTAATAGTGTTACCACTTAAAGAACTAATCTTTCTTGTTTCTTTATCTGGACCAAGTAAAACCAAGTCACCAACTACAAATTGCGTTTCGGTGTTTGAAGAACCTTGACCATCACCTGCTAGTGATACAGTCTTACTGTTTCTAGTAGCATAGTATGAAGTAGATACTGTAGATTCCCAAGCATTAGCATTTTGACATACTGATACTTTTAGTGCGTTACCCATATCTCCTGGATATTTTGCTACCCAGTCACCATGAGCAGACTGGTTTGTATATGTTTCGTTATAATAATCTTCACCTTCGATATATGTTCCAACAGAACCCGATGTTGCATTATTTGCCCCACTTACAACACGAACTGTGTAAAGAGAATTACCGTAAGATAAAAAGTTAGCAGCAGTAAAAAAGTCTGTTGCTGTATTTGAATTTGGTTTGTGGAATATACTTACTAATCGATCTTCAGTATCAACCAAAACTCTTTGGTTTACTGGACCCCACTTAAAGTGACCAGCAACAGCACCTGTTGTTGTGCTGACTGCAGGAACTACAGTAGTTAAGTCGACCTCTGATACATTCACTCCAGGACTTACTTGGAAAGGCATTGTCTATCTCCTGATAATGTTAAATTTAAGTTAAAAAATTCTTTTTTATTTGAAATTATTTATAATAAATCAAATTTAGAAGAATCTATCCTCTTCTCCATCGATTAACCAATCGTGTTTAACTGTTTCAATTATTTCCATCTGTTCTACACCGTCATCCTGAATACCAAATGGCAATAAATCTTCCATCAATTCTTCTTCGCTTCTTTCCCGAAGTCTTGATAGAGTATTTATATCTGTGATATCTTTGAAGTATGTCTGGTCAGATAACCAAGCAAACAACACTAAACACATTACAGTATCGTCATGAACACCTGATTCTGCTTCGTAAGAGTTACCTTTACGACTAAAACGAGATAATTCAAATATCGTTTGATGATCATTCAGAATAAGTTGGTCTTGCTCAATCAATAGTTTTAATATAGAACAACCAACAGACTTGACAGTTTTAGTGGTTCTTATACCTCTATCGGCACCTTTACTAAATCCACCAGAGATTCTTCTACCACTTCTACCAGCAGTTTCCGTATATAATATATTATCATACTCATATTCATAGTGTAACATATCTGACACTTGACCACCAATATCATTTACTTCAATTAAAACTGGGCAACCATTATATAACTGAGCAGTTCTAAATACAATTTCAGTATATTCTACAGGTGTTATAAAGTTATCTCTATATACACAAACTTGTTTATAAGGCATTTGTGAGATATCAATAATCTGAAATGCTGAATAGTCTAAACCCTTACCTCTTGATACATCAACTGCCATAGCATATTGACCACCCTCTTTTGGTTCTTCATATTGTAATAACTTACCATTATCTTTAATAGGTGTTCTAGGAATTAATGATTTAAGTTTATGTCCTTCAATTAATGTGTTAGAACTTCCTAACCAAGCACACTCATACTCTTGAGCAAACTTTTGATTATCAAAATCCATTGAAGCGAGTGTTTCTTGTTTCCATGCTTCGTCACGACCAGGAACATCAGTCCAAGGAACCTCTACATATTTGTATCCGTTAGTTTCTTCTTTAGCACCAACACAAGTTTTATAAAAATGATTTAAACCATTTGGTGTAGAAGTTAATAATATCTTAGTTGTTTTACCTGATGAAATGGTTGGCAATACTGCAGCAAAAAACTCATCCCAGTTCTCTACGAATGCTGTTTCATCAATATAAAGGAAAGAAACTGATTTACCACGAATAGCACTTGAGGAAGTGGCAGCAGCAATAATCTTAGAACCGTTTTCAAATTCAACAGAACCCTTGTTCCATTCGATTACACCTTGCTGTAACCATTTCGGTAATGCTTCGTATGCAATTTTAATTCTATCTAAGATTTCTCTAGCACTATCACCTTTATTAGCAAGGAGTGCTACAAGTTTATGTTCGTTGAATAAAATATAATGTAGAATAACTGCAACAGCAGTGGTAGTTTTACCTGCTTGACGAGAAGTAACAACAGCGACTCTACGATTATCTGTAATTAACTGAGCGATCGTTTTTTGATAATCATACATGTCAATAGGTATTAACCCTTTATCAACATGCACAATCTTAATGTAGTTCTCAGCGAAGTATATGGGATCCTTGGAGCACTTTACGAACTCTTTTATCCTTTTCTCAGTCCAACGAAAATTAGTTCCTTTTCGTTTTAAAAGTGGGTTACCGAGATAACCTCTATCCTCAGGCATTTAGACTCCTGCGTTAGGATCCTGATAATATGTTTCTTCCCAAAGTGTCTTGACATTATATTCTAGTCTGCCTTCTTCTTTATTTCCACCAGTGTAAGGTATTGCTAGTTTGTTATCAATCAACATTTGATTTACATCATTACCATTAATCATAATTGTTCCAAGCACTCTACCAAACTTACCTTTCTTTTGTAGTTTAGTTGTTAATGTGAATTTACCCTCACACTCTTCCAACTTTTCTTTAAGGAATTTCTTTGATGCTTTACCCCAAGACTTTTCCATCAAGTTTTTAGTTCTTGACTCTGGAGTATCGATTCCCATCAAACGAATGCGTTCTTTAAGAATTACTTTGAAACCCAAATCAATGTATGCGTCGATCGTGTCGCCGTCGACGACTTTGATCAACTCACACTTATATTCATACATTAGGACTTACCGAGATAGAATGAACCAGCAGCAAGTATTGAAATCTTTAACCATTCAAAAGCAACTACTGCATTTTCAAATCTAAAGAATTCAGTAGTAGTATGAGTGTTATCAAATATACCTAAGATATTCACACCCTTTTGAACTTCAACTGGGACAACGATATCCAAACCTGTAAGTGCAGCAGTCATTGCCCAAGCACCCATACCTAACATAGAAAGAACAAATATTCTTCTAGTCATTTTAGCAAATGGATCGTTGCCAACTCTTTTCGCTGCAGCATCTGCAGACTTAGAAGCAGATTCTCTATCTGCTGCTTTAAGTTTTTGGTCGGATTCGTTTCTTTGAATTAGTAGTTTTTGTTGCTCTGCTTTATTTTTTTGTGCCTGATCCATGAACTTAAAAAGTCCACCCATAGCAGCACCACCTGCCATTGTTATCAATTCAACTGGTATCATTTTTCATTCCTCTGTCTATAATATCTAACCGTATTTATAATATACATTAATCCTGAGATTAAAACTATAAACAGAAGTGGCCAAGGTAGGTTTATTTCCTTTTCAGGTTCTTCCTTTTTTATTTGTTTTGATTTACTTTTCTTTGGTTCCGACGTAATTTTAACTGGTTCAACCTTTGTTGTTTTTGGATTGTTCCAATTATGTGATGAGTCATAAAACTTTTCTTCATCATAGGCATTCTCTGCTACAACCTCAGCAGGTTTTTCTGGTTGTTTTTTGGTTGCCTCATTAAATATGTTTGCTACAGAAAAGGCATCCATAACTGGCATACCTTGGCAACCACTAATGATTCCTGCGTTTATTAAAAACACAAATAAAAAGAAGGTCTTCATCTGAACTGTTATTATATACTTTATGAAATGATCCATCAGGGATCGTAAATGTTTTGCCTTTTTCAGCAGGGAACTCTTCCTCATCAATCTGCATTACACCAGTGCCACTTAAGAATGTATAAACTTCTTCAATGCCTGGATGACTATGACCAGATGTTTCTTGACTAGGATGTAGAGTTGTAGTTGATACTGTAAGGGCATCTAAATCAGTATTATCTACTATTGTGTAAACCTCATTATCTTTAACTGTTTTGCCTGATAACGGTGGAGTATTTTGATTGTCTACTACTTGTTTTTTTAACCCACTTGAACTATAACTATGTTTACGACTATTATAGAAGATTGGTATTTCTAACTCATCACCTGTAAATCTTTTGCCTTTATAATCTTCACCAATAAATCTAACATCGGGATCTACAACATTAAGTAAATCCATTAATTCATCTTCACTAGTGTAAGGTATAATTCTATCTACAAACTTAACTGCTTCAAGTTGTAGGAATCTTTCAACTACAGATTGAACTGGTTGTCTGCCTCTTTTGACTGGACTTACATTAAGACCACAAATTAAAAAGTCACAGTTTTCTTTACATTCTTTAAGCATTGCTACATGACCAGCATGTAGTAAATCAAAACTAGAACAAGTAAATCCAACTTTCATAATAAACTCCAATAAAATGTATTACTACTATTATACTATAAAGTATTTAGAAAAGCAAATTATTTTTCATCTTTTAACATCTTTAACATTTCAGCAGTAGAACCTACAAATAATGCATTGGTAACTTGTTTGGGGTCGTTTCCCTTTGCCTCTTCTTCTTTTTGTAGTTCTTTAACTTTCTTTTGAACATTAAGTAGATCTTTGTTGGCATCCATTAATGTTTTTGATAAAGTAGCAACTACTTCAAATGCTCTTGGGTGTTCTGATACTTTTGCTAATTCTATTAGATGATCAAGTGCATCAGTTCCTTTCCCGATTACATCATATAGATTCTTACGAGCGAACTCATAGTCATTCTCAATGTCTTTATCTTTAGTTTCGTTTTGTTGAACAGGTGCTAATTCAGTTGTTTCTTCCTGAACTATCTCACCATCGATATCAAAGATATCGTTTAGATTTTTTTCAAATTTAGTTGCCATAGTTTACTCATGATTATGTCTATTCACACCGTCAAAATAATCGTAGTCATCAAATGCGTAAGTCCAATTATTATTTGCATTGATACTTGTGATTGCTACAGATGCACTACTGTTAGCAGTAGGACTTCCGTTAGCATACATTCCTGGTTGTATTCTAACTCTTCTATTTGGACCTTGCTCAGTTCCTATCGCAGTATTTGCGTCTTGTGCAGTAAGGTCAACATAAGTTCTCTTAATAACACCTTTCTTAGAAACTGGTCCATATATTAAACCTTTAACAGTAAAATTAAAAGTATATATAATTGCTCTACGAGTTTGAAAATCTGCATCATAACTATCTTCAATACTCATACCATTTAATACAGTTGGTATATCAATATACTCACTCATCTCAGGAACAAGTTTAACTGAGTTAGTCCAGTCTGGTCTGAAGAATGGTAAGATTTGTTCAACTACTTGAACAGCATCTTCATTATTATCAAACATACCATATAAACTTATTTCAATATCATATGGAACTGGAACGAACTGACTTCTTAAACTATCACCATTATCACCTAACGCAGTATTCTTTTGTAACTTATTTAAAGTTCTATCAGGTGCGTAAGTCATATTTGTAATTTCAAAAGACAAACGAGGAAGTTGAATAGAAACCTCTCTATTTAAGTTTGGATCTTGATTTAAACGAGCAAGAAACTTTTCTCTTGGACCATATGCAATCGGAACACGAATAGTTTGAACTGCGGTTTCTGAATTATTAAATCTTTGAATATCAATATCATTAAACATATTACCAAACATGATAATATATTTACGGATTATTCCATGATAATAATCTTGGCCAAACATTACCACCTACTCCCTTCTGAGAATGGATTCATTTCTGAGAAGTCAATAAACGATTCAGAAGAAGTTTGGAATAATTCATTATTTGCTGAACTATCTGTATCTTCAATACGATACGATTCTTGTATCATTGGACTACCGTCTTCGAATACAAGAACATTACCAGACTCATCAAGTAATTGTAAGTCAGTCATATCACCAGAGTAAGCAGTTTCAATAGCATCGATTTCTGTAACACCAGTATTAAGTTGTTGATGACTGTATTCAAATAACTCGCAACGCAAGTCGTATGTTTGTAGTGAACCCATTTGATAGAACATTGACTCATGCTCGACAAACTTAACTTCATAAATCTTACCGTTAAGTGGGAAGTAAATTAAATCTCCCTCTGCTGGTCTACCGATACCATCAGTTGCATCAGTAGGTGTAGTAGAATCTGCTAATGATATCTCTTCACTAAATCTTCTTTGAGCAACGGTGAGTGTCATTTCATCTCTAATCTCTAAACCAAACTTAGATAAGAAATCACCCTCTCCCTCAAAACCATCAACATTTTTAACATACATTTCTAATGGGTAAGCATCCTCAAACTTAGATAAAGTATCTTCACCCCAAATAGTATCTTCAGCAACAAGAGTGCGAGGCATATACTGAACTTCAATGCCATAGATCTTAATAGATTCTATGATCAAATCTTCAATTAACCATTGAGATTGTTGGTGACCGAAGTTGTTAAAATATTGATTTACTGTTGGCATAATTAACCTATCATATCATAACTTGGCATAGAGTATGTATTAATTACTTCTTCCTCCAACCTTTTAATTTCTTCGTCTGCCTCCTGATAGATTTGTTCACCGTTAAATGTCAAACCTCCTGGAAGTTGCATACCAGAGAACTTCTTAAGGTTTGTTCCCCATTGTCTTTTAATTAATTGAGTAGCATATTTTCTTAACCATCTGTCTGACCAAACATCAGCATAGGTTGATGCGTCTGTTGTTCTATAACATTTAATAATGATATATTCACCAGCAGTCATCAGTGCCCAATCCATATCAATATAAAGTTTATCTGTATTACGATTAAATCTAAAGAGTTGCTTACCAACGAATATCTCGTTCAGTAATGCGATCCTTTCTTTAGTCATAGTGTATGATGAAAACTGACCATGTGCCCAGTCGTATATCTCGTTAAGAGTAATATGATATTTAAGATTGAATAGGTTGCTTGAGTTGAGTCCTTGTCCTACTGGAAAAATATCTACAACACTATGTATGTCTTCATCGAGTGTAATATAACCATTAGAAATATCTGAAGAAGTTACTACATGTTTATAGTAATCTTCAAATGAACCATCGTAGTGAAAGTCACGATAGTAGTCAAGAGCATCGTCAATACGGTCTTGAACTTGATCTTCGTCTACATTTATTTCTACTACTGGATGTCCTAATTCTCTCAGGCAATACTTTTTGAATTCTGTTCTAGTTGTGGGAGTTGCCATGTGTCTAATTCCAAAAAACTTGTTATTAGACTATTTATAATATCTAAACCTATCTAAAAATTCTTTTTGACTTAAGAGTTTACTCCAATTGAAATTTTTAACCTCATTCATTTGCCTTTCTGCTAACATTTCGTCCACATCACGATATTTAGTTTTATCGTTCGTAGGATAGTAACCAAACCCAATAAGTTTTGATATCCAACTTGATGGAACAAACCAACGAATATCTTTTGGTGGAACTAATTCATATTTACATCTTTCCAACCATTCTTCCATTCTGTCAGATAATGGTGTATTCTTTCCTCTGCTTCTCCAGAACTCAGTATCATTGCGATGAGTTAATCTGTATCCCAAAGAAATATAATCTAAGAAGTCAGTAATACCACTTCCTGCTAATTTATTAAATTCTTCTTTAGTCGCTTCTCCTTTTATTACTTCAGACACACGAATGCCAAATGCTTGAACTGCAAGTAATAGGGTTGCTTCTAATGGTTCAATAAAACCTGCAGCGAGACCAATAGCAACTACATTTTTACTCCAAGGTTTAGGATAATACCCAGATACTATATCAACAGTAAAAGAATCTACATCTTTAACTCTTTGCTCACCCAATTCTTGCCTCATTTCTTTTTCTGCTTGATCATCAGATATAAAATCACTTGTATATACATAACCAAAACTTTGAGTATGATACATTGGAATATAAAACATCCAACCTGAACTTAGTGCTTTAGAACCTGTTCTTGGTTTCATTTCAGTTTCTGGATCTATATAATCTCTACGAATAACACATGCCTTGTTTTGAGTTAAGTATGGTTCAAAAGTTTTTAATGGTTCTTCAGCAACTTTAGATATTAACACTCTACTAAATCCAGAAGCATCAATAAATAAGTCGGCATTTATTTTTTCATTGTTAGAAGATATAATTGATTTAATATTACCTGTATCGTCTAACTCAACATTTTCAACACGAAAATCATCTCGCCAAATTACACCTTTGTCTAAAGAAATTTCCCTTAGATATTTACCAAATAATCCAGCATCTACATGGTATGCCCAATGTTGTGGCCAACCGTTCCATGCTTTGGTATGGTAATATGGAATGGCAACTTCACCAGTATCATCTGCTAACCATTTAGAACTATCTCTTATTCCTAGTTGTCCAGTAAACATAGATGAATGCCAATAGTCCTCATTAGATAAACCCTCAACCATTCTTTTTTTATTCCAATAAGTATATTTGTTTTCATCTACTTCAAATGCGTGCCAAAAGCGACTACCAATATTATTCCAATCCTGATAAAAAACACCATTTTTATAAACAGCATTACACTTAGACATCCATTCTTCTTCTGTTTTGACACCAACTGATTTAAAAAATCTCATTAAATAAGGTGTCGTTGCTTCACCAACTCCAGTGGTTGGAATATTTTTATCTTCTATTACTGTTATTTTAAAATCAGGATGTTCTGTTTTTAAATATGCTGCAGTCATCCAACCAGTTGAACCACCACCAACAATGACTATGTTTTTCAATCTACTGTGACCTCTCTTGCTTTACACTTCCATCCTTCTTGAGCATAGAATGCATTAGTTTCTTTATAACTATTTAATATTTCCTGAGGTGTATTATCATAAAAATTACTAATTTTAATATTAGGTAATACAGCACCACAATATTGTAAACGACCTTTTGTATCAATATCCATAAAAGCATTTGATAACTGTAAACAAGGAACCGTTACATCACCTTTATATAGTGGATCGTAAGATAAAGTATAGTTGTATCCAAGTTTTTGTGCTTCTGCTTTACAAGTATCAAATAAATCTATAAGATCCATCTTTCTCCACTTAACACCACGACCAGTCGCATCAATCACACGGATACGAGTCATTCCTAAAGAATCTGCTTCTTTCATTATCTGACCAATATCATTTATATTATATCTACCAACAGTAATTGTAGCAACTGTTTCTATACGAGTCTTTGCTAATAATTTAAACGCAGCAATTTGTTCTAGATGCCCCTGACCATGTATTTGATTGTGCCGTTTTAATCCTTGAAAATTCATTTGAACTTGAGAAACATTTTCGTAGACTAATAGTTTATCAATCATTTCTTTATTCATCCACTCACCATGAGTAGCAATATGAATATGAAAACCTTTATCGTTTGCTATTTTAACTAAGTCTAGAAACTGTGGATGTTCGGTGGGTTCTCCACCTGAAAATGTTATTTGTTTAATACCAATATCTAATAGTTTATCAGTAATAATATTAAACTGTTCTTCAGACATAACATCATAGTCATGATTATTATACGCACCATAACACCATGAACAATTATGTGAACAAGAATCTATGATTGAAATGTATGCCCAGACTGGCTGATCGGATTCCCGATTGATAAATTTTTTACTTCCAGAATGTTCTGGAGTTTTAGAAAAAGTCACTAAACACATATTATATATTATACTTTAGTTTAGTTTTAAAGTAAAGTTTTAATCGCCAAATATATTTCTAGATAGATCTGCCTGTTCTTCATTATATAATGTAAGGCAATTATGTAGAACAGTTTCAGTTGGAGTTTCTCTAAAAACTACAAGTATAATAAAACTATCTGCTGTTGTTGCACCTGGATAAGAATCAATATTATCTTGATCATCATAATCTACAAGTGTAACACTTCTTAATGGTGCATAAGATCCACTTATTGGAGCAGGAAGGTTTTCTGGCAAATCTTTTATTACACCAAGAGCATTATCTTCTTCACTAAAATGTAAAAAGTAAGTTTCTGCTATAAAATTTTCGGGAATATCAATAAAAAAATTATCTATACCCTTAAAAGGAACATCATGTTTAGAATTATCTAGTTTTACTATTTGCATTAAAAAGTAATCAACATCATCATTATCACTAATTATATTAGATAATACTTCAAGTTTTTCCAAATTGTCAGAATATACATTATATGGATCTTTTACTATAATAGTTTTATCATCATATTCTAATTTACCAAGTTCTTCAAAATACTGCCTTTTATATGGTTCAATAAAAAGAGAATCATATTTTTCTAAATACTCTTCTTTGATTGCTTGTCTATTGTCTCTTAAGTTTTCTAATAAATTTTCTATTGACATAATTCTCTTTCCTCAATTACCTTCGGAACTAAATCTAGACTTCCTTCTCTTAATCTATGTTTATACATTTTTAAAATGCTGGGTTTATTGTTTTCAAATCTTACAGAGGCAAGTTTAAATCCAGTATTATATTTATTTCTTTTTCCTTCTAATCCAACATTTCTTATTACTTCTCTCCAGTCTTTAGCATCCCACTCCTCGCTTTCTATTGACATTCCTTCGGGTAATGGGTATGGAAGATTATAATATACACTCGCTTTTTTTAATATCTCATCTGTAGGAACAACAAATACTAATTCGTATGTTCCTTCCATTAAAGTATATGGTTTGGTTGACATATCTTTATAATAAGCATAACCACAATAAAATGGAACATCAGGACATAAATCTAAATCAGAAACATCTATTCCCATAATTTTATCACGATATATTTTTTTATATAATTTTTCTCCAAAGATTTCTTTATAAGCAAAGTGCGTGTTGTGATAATATTTTATTAATCTACTTCCATCTTTATTTGTTTTCAAAGAATACATACGACATAATGGATCATTATTAAAAAATGATGATTCTGTCACATGATATGTAGAAACTTGTCCATCAGAATTTCTGGTGCTTTCAGCAGGTGCTTGTCTTTCGTCGAAGGATTCTTTTTTTATTGTTTTTTTATATTCCTTTCCCTCAGCATAAACTATTTCATTTATTATATCCATTCCTCGGCATCACCCTCAATTACAACAGTTAATGGGTTTGTTGATAACTCTTCGGTAACAGAAACAAGAACTTCAACTTCCCTTTCAACCAATTCACCATCTGCATCAATGTTTCTTTTTATTTTAGTTGCGGTCTCATGTCTTTCTAAAAATGCATGTAACCTGATTTGGTATTCACCAGCATCAACAAAGTTTAATTCTATTTGTGGGGAAACTGGACTGGCGAAATTAAAGTATTGATTTTCTGGACCATTTCCTGCTTGTGTTACTGGTTCATAATTTTCTGGACCAGAAACAATTTCAAATTTCCATAATATAGCATAATGCCATTTTTCTAATATTTCTTCTGCAGATAAATCGCCATCAATAATTTTCCCTTGTATGTATTTTCTATTAGCACTGCTAATTATATTTTTTATTTCTTTAATCTTTGCTTCCATAGTTATAATCCTGAAATTTGACCAGTATATCCAGTAGTTTGCGAACCTGCAGAACCAGGAGTTCCTGCTGGACCTGCTGGACCAGTAGAACCAGTTGGACCTCTATATCCACCAGTTCTTGTTCCTAAGTTATATACATATGCATTACCTTGTCCTGATGGATCTCCCATAGCACCGTCTGCACCATATTGATTGGTTGTATAGTTATATGGATCTCCACCATTTCCACCATCATATGAACCACCATTAGAATGTTGAAGGGTAGTAGTGCCTTTAGTTCCTCTTGCATTTGCAGTTGCTGCATTTGGTGGACTTATTGATGGACTCCAACCTGCACCACCGCCACCACCGTATCCACCAGAATGTCCTGCTTTACCTGTTTGAGCAGAATTATTTATCCCACTACTTCCTCCACTAGTGCTTCCACCACCACCTCCGCCAGCACCACCTGGACCACCTGGACCACCTGGACCTCCAGCACCACCTGACCCTGCTGAACCACCAGATACTGTTCCTACTGTTGTAAAGGTTGTTGTTAAATTACTTGCTTCTTCATGATTAAATGCTGGTCCACCGTTTCCACCTGGACCACCTGGACCACCTGGACCACCTGCTGTTCCTGGACCACCTTGACCACCAGATCCACCACCTAAACTATTATTATTAAATCCTCCAGGTTGACCAGCATTTCCTGCTTGTCCATTACCACCACCTGGACCACCAGGAACAGTTCCACTAGCACCACTTTCTGGACCACCGCCACCGCCACCGCCACCGCCACCAACGGTGCCAGATGAACCTGTTGAACCTGTTGAACCAGTGGCTCCAGTAGCACCAACAATTGTTCCATTATTTACAATTTCTAATGTTGAACCAGAACCCCACCCAGTTCCTGTTCTAAGAGCAGCAGTAGAAACAGATGTTGAACCTACTGTTATACCTGAATCGATTGTTAATACAACTTTACCAGTTCCACCAAACCCAGCACTTGTTGCTTCATCATATATATTATAATCGTTTACATTTGATGAAATTGCTAAATCAAATTGTGCTGATTTACCGTAAAAGTTTTTAAAACTGATAGCACCAGATGCAGGAATTCCTGCTGCAGCACTATAAAAATCTGACATTGCTATGTCACTTGAACCACCAAATTCTTCAGCAATATCACTTAAAGCAATTTGACCAGAACCTTGTAATGCCATAATTTAATCCTCTTAATTCTTTAATCTATTTATAATACAATTTACCTAAACTTTGGACCTTCTATCCAAGAAACCAAAGATCTCCTTGTTCCTTTAGTAACTTCAGTGACTCTATGTTTTATAAAAGAAGGAAATACTATAATGCTACCTTTCGGTTTAAAGTTTTCTTCTTCTAGTGTTTCACCATCAATTCTAAATTGTAATGCACCACCCTCATATTCAGATGGATCGGATAGTTGAATTACGACTGATAATTTTCTATCAAAATAAGTTTGTTTTAACCAATTATTATCTCTATGCCAATTGTAATGTCCAGCATCTTCAGAGTTATATTTTGTGTATTGAATATCAGAATTAGTTTTTACAATATCAAACCCAAAAGCATTATTATTTGCTTCGTGAACATAGTTCCAAATTTTATCTGATAAGTCTGGTTCATTAATAAAACGAATTTTACTTGTTCTATAAATTGAATCTACATGTTCACCTGCACCATGACCGATACAAGCATCGGTTTCTTGATATTTTTCTGATTCGCAAACTTTAATTATATTATTTACTTCTTCATCAGAAAGTTCTGATTGCCACCACCACCAATAGTATTTCATAATAAAAAATCCAAAAAGTTGTTTTTAACTTAACTTTAATTTCAATTCATCAATTTGTTTTTGTTGCTCTTTAATTGCTTCAATAAGTAAAGCATGTAAAGTATCATATCTTACAGTCTTAAATTTGCCTTCACCATTAAGTCCATCAACTCCTTTAACCGCAAAAGGTAATACTTGTTCAATTTCCTGAGCAATCACACCAGCAGAATGAGTTCCATCTTTTTTCCAATCAAACTCTACACCACGAAGTTGTTTAACTTTATCAAGTGCATCTTCAATTGTTTTTATGTTTTCTTTAAGGTTTTCATCAGAAGCAGTGGTTGTAGAGAATGCTACAACATCACCATCAGCATGGAAGTCACCATTTGCTGCTAACATAAACTCGTTACTTCCATTTAGTATTACATCTACCTTAGTATTATTAGTAAATGTGAAATGATCACTTGAATCGTATCCAATATTACCAGTAGCATAAACATCAGTTGTGCTTAATCTTCCTGTTACTGCCACACCAATATCAGAAGTAACTAATTTTGTATTGTTATTACTTTGTAAATAAACATCATATCCATCACCGATTGTGGTTATGTATAAATGTTCCGTATCTGATTTTAATCTACTCATAATCGGTTCCTAATTCTTTTATATATTTATACTATTCTGCATCTGCTATTGTTAGTGTACCTGCATCTACTTGACGCATAATCTCAGCGTAGTGTCTGTTAACAGGGTCTATTGGTAATGACATTTCGATTCCGTCGATGGTTGCTTGAATAGAATCATTTTCTGTACCTTCAATGTTAAGTTTGTATTGTGCTGATGTAATATTCATTATGATAACTCCGAATCTAATTTTAAACTGCCATTGTGGAAATAACCTATAGTATTAGTACTGTATGTACCTGAACCAACCATATAAAATGCTTTAAATGTTGCACCACTTATAGTTGGATCACCTATATAAGAATCACCAGTCTCAAAAGAAGTTCCTACAGAAACTGAAGGTGCAGACCGCATTGGTGTTGACATCCTATATTCACAAAGAGGATTACCAGAATTCGTGTTCCATCTTGCTGCTATTTTATAACGAAAAAGTCCAGTATCTTGATAGTATCTTTCGCATCTTGCTAGTTCCTCACCATAAGACCTATGTTCAAATGGGGTTGCTACTGAACCCATTTCTAATTGAACGCCAGTAATTTCAAAATAGTTACTGGTGCTTTGCATAATATCTGTTTGTCCAGTCGCAGCAGTATAATTTCCATTTACCCATTGGTCTAAACTAGAAGTGGATTTGGATGTTTGCCCACCATAACAAAACTCTACTAAGATTGAAGCATTAGTATCGGTTGCCCAAGTTCCGTCAGTTGGTCCAGTAACTGTTATAGTTTTATATTCAAAGGTGTCTGCTGTGCTTATTGAGTAACTAGAAACCCAACTTCTATCTCCTGCACCATTTCTAAAAGACACACTAAATGTTCCAGTTTCTGAAGATTTTACCCAAAAAGATAATGTTATTGTTTGTGCACTAGATGTT